CTGGCTATCAGGTCAGCGAAGTCTTGATCTGGGCGACTCTGATCTACACCGTCTTGATGATCTGCCACAAGCTGTACCAGATTTATAAAGACATAAAGAAGTGATGTGTTTGATCCCATCACCATTGGCGCTGCTTTCAAGGCAATGCAACTGGCGTATGACGGGATCACATACTGCTGCGATGCCCTGTCTCAAGGCAAGGTCGCTGTACAGAAGATAAAGAAGGCAACCGATGATGCCCAAGCAATCGCAAAGGAAGTCAAAGGGATATGGGGATTCTTTAGCGGATTATTTGGTGGCTCAAAGCCAGCCGAGTCCAAGCCAGCAGCCACAGACGCAAAGCCTGTGGCGAAAAAGAAGGAAGTCTATACAACCCACATTCCTAACGAAGCCGAGATCGTTCAGCAATTCATTAAGCACTTAGGTGCTTTTTTTAGACACCACAAGGAGTTAACCGAATATGTGGAAATCAAATATGAAGAAGTATTTTCAAGCGTTGATCCAGACCCTGAGACAATTCTGGAACTCTCTGTTTTCAAAAACGAACTAGACCAGAGCTATGTCAAGTTGAGTGGGATGATGAGGGGTGCAAGTGTGCCTTATCAACTCGGACCACTCTGGGAGAATTACAACAACATCTACTCCAAGGTTCAAGCAGAACAACAAAAACGCAAGGAACAAATTAGAATCAAAAGACAGATAGAGGCTTACAGACAAGAAAGGTTAAGACAAGAAAAGATTGAGCTTGGCATGGGATTGTTTATCACGCTGCTCGTAGTTTCTTGGCTATACGCAGTATGGATAAATTCATTTATCGAAGCATTCTGATTCTTGTGTGTGTAATGCTGACGATTGTCTTAATCATCACGCCAGTCTTGATTAGTATGTGGATCAAGATACAAAAAGCCGAGGTGAGGTTGGAGAAAAAAGAGAGACAAATAAACCGACAATTAAGGTTAATGGAAAGGCAAAGCAATGAATGAGCTACTCGGTCTTCTCAAGGGTGTCGCACCCACGCTGGCAATGGCTGTCGCTGGTCCTTTGGGTGGCGCTGCTGTTACCGCTTTGGCTAGTAAGTTTGGCGTTTCTGATAGTGTTGATGCCGTTGCAAAGGCTATTGCTGGCGATCCAGCAGCAACTGCGAAGCTGGCGGAAGTAGAGGCAGACTTTGCCAAGGCTGAATTAGAAGCCGTTACAAAGCGCTGGGAATCAGACATGAAGTCTGACTCCTACCTATCCAAGAACATTCGTCCTATGACCCTTATAGCAATCCTGAGCGCATACTTTCTGTTTGCCATGATGTCTGCTTTCAGCGTCAATGTGAACGAGACCTATGTCAAGCTATTAGGCGAGTGGGGTCAACTGATCATGTTGGCTTACTTTGGTGGCAGAACCGTTGAGAAGGTAATGGAGAAACGCAAATGATTGAATTCTTAAAGCAACTATTGCTGGCTAGGGTTAACCGTCCGCAGCCTACCGTCGAAGAGGTCGAGGTACAGGTATGGTCTTTCGTCGTCAAGTCGATCACCATCATGGTTCTTGGCATTGCGTTTGGTGTCTTGTACCTGATCGGCTTTGAAAAGCAAGACCCAGAACTCGCACCAATCGACTCTGTATTCCTTGAAATCTTGAAAGCCATTGCGTTTATGGGTGTCGGCACTATGGGCGGTATCTCAGGACGCAAGGCGTCGACTGCTATTGCGAAGGCTATTGTGGGAGAAGACGATGCAACTAAGTGAACACTTCACACTTGAAGAGGCAACGCACTCCGACACCGCCACAAGGCTCGGCATAAGCAACCAGCCTTCACCACAGCAACTAGAGAACATGAAGGTGGCTGCTGCTGGCATGGAGAAGGTCAGAGAGCTACTTGGTAAGCCTATCAACATAAATTCATGGATACGACTGCCAGAGGTGAATGTCGCGGTGGGCGGTAGCAAGGTATCGAGTCACATGGACGGCTGGGCTATTGACTTTGTGTGTAGAGGCTTTGGCACGCCACTAGAGGTCTGCAAGGCTATCGATGCAGCAGGTATCAAGTTTGACCAGATGATCCATGAGTTTGGCGACAAGGGCTGGACTCACATCTCCTTTGCGCCAGCTTTGCGTCAGCAAAAACTCACCATCTTCAGACCTCAAAACAAATACGCCATCGGTTTGTTGACGCAAGACGAATACAACAAGGCAGTATGACCAATCTTTACCAGCAGCTCCAGACCCCTGCCACGCCAGACCTGCCTAATCCACAGGAAAGCTATGACAGGTTGACGGTTGCGCAGACGAATGCTGCTTTGCGTACATTCTTCTTGAAGTTGACAAATGCCTTGCAATCCATTGCGTCACCTCGCGGTGGTAGGTTTCTAAACAACCCTTACGGGGCATTCCAAGACGGCACAGACCAGACGGCAGCCAATACGACGACTGCCTATGCCATCACATTTGATACGACAGACTTCAACAATGGCGTAACCTTGTCTAACTCGTCAAGGCTTAATGTGTCTCAGGCTGGAATTTATAACATTCAGTTCAGCGTGCAGTTCAAGAACACCACTAATGACGGTCAGGATGTGGATATTTGGTTTAAAAAGAACGGCACAAACATTGACAATTCAAATAGCAGGTTTCACCTATCACAAAGAAAATCATCAGGTGACCCGTCTCACTTAATTGCCGCTCTTAACTTCTTTGTCAGTTTGGTGGCTAACGACTATGTAGAGATTATGTGGAGACCAACAAGCACTAGCGTCAGCATTGAGCACTTTGCAACCAGCTCCACGCCAACCAGACCAGCCGTACCTTCTGTCATTGCAACGGTATCGTTTGTGTCAAACCTCTCAACGGAAGCATAATTAGACCCTATGGCACTCGTACCAATCAAAATCCCTGCTGGCGTATACCGTAACGGTACTGAGTACCAGTCTGCGGGGCGCTGGTTCGACTCGAACCTTATCAGGTGGTTTGAGAACACGCTGAGACCTGTGGGCGGGTGGCGTAAGCGATCAGCATCACAAATGACTGGTGTCAGTCGCGGGATGCTGACATGGCGTACTAACTCCGATGAACGGTACATCGCTGCTGGAACTCCTACAAAGCTCTACGCCATGAATGAGGCTGGTGTCTTGAAGGACATTACACCTACAACCTTTACGACTGGAATTACAGACGCAACCATAAAAACAGGTTATGGATATGGCACTTATGGAAGTTATGCCTACGGTGTGGCGCGTCCAGACTTGGGCGGTCTTATTCCAGCAACCACTTGGTCAATGGACACTTGGGGCGAGTATCTGGTTGCGTGCTCCAATGCTGACGGTCAGCTCCTTGAGTGGCAGTTAGGATTTACCACTCCAACATTGGCTATTGCTATTGTGAACGCACCAACGAGTTGCGAAGCTGTGATGACGACAGCAGAAAGATTTGTCTTTGCTTTGGGTGCGTCAGGTAACCCACGCAAGGTTTCTTGGTGCGATCAGGAAAACAATACTGTCTGGACACCTGCTGCAACCAATCAGGCAGGTGACTTTGAGATCAATTCTGTCGGCTCAATCAAGTGTGGCAAGCGAGTTCGAGGTGTCAATCTAATCTTTACCGATGTCGATGTCCACGCTGCCAGCTATATCGGTTTGCCTTATATATACAGCTTTGAGAAGGTCGGATCAGGTTGTGGCGTGATCAGTTCTCAGGCAGTAGCAGCCATTGACACGGCAGCGATCTGGATGTCAAGGTCAGGGTTTTGGATATATGACGGTTATGCCAAACCATTGCCTTCAGATGTTGGCGACTATGTTTTCCAGAACATCAACTACAACCAAGCCTCCAAGGTCTACGCTGTCCACAATAGTAAGTACGGTGAGTGCATCTGGTTCTATCCATCGAGCGCCAGCAATGAAAATGACTCTTATGTGACTTACAACTACCGCGAAGGACATTGGTCGATTGGCATTTTGGCTCGGACTGCTGGAACTGACCGAGGAGTCTTCACCTATCCCTTGATGATCTCAACTGACGGCTATATCTTCGAGCACGAAGTCGGTTACGCATACGACGGGGCTGTCCCATTTGTGGAGTCAGGTCCTTACCAGATCGGTGCTGGCGAAAATATTATGTCGGTGCGTCAGGTTATCCCAGACGAGCAAACGCTGGGCGAAGTCGTGATTTCCTTCAAGACTCGGATGTATCCGACTTCGACTGAGACGACTTTCGGACCGTACTTAGCAGCGCAACCCACAGATGTGAGGTTTGCTGCAAGACAGGTCAAGGTCAGGTACACGGGTGCAGTTCTAGAGGACTGGCGTGTAGGCGTGAACCGATTTGATGTTGTTGCAATGGGCAAACGGTGACTTAGAATTGACGCAAGAATTAAGGGCTGGAAAAGTACCTGTTTGTATTCGAGAGGATTACACTTTTTACTTGGAGTTCTTTAAGGGTAATTTGTGGTTTCACATCGACATCAAGAGATGGTCGTCTGAGGTCAAAAAGGGTTGCCAGAGGGACTTTGCTCTTTTAGAGGATTTAATTGGGAAGCCTATCGTCGCGCTGATACGCGAAGATGACATCAAACTTGCAAGATTTGCCAAGTCATTTGGCTGGTCTGAGAAATGTCAAATATCACTATTAGACGGATCGAAGGCTTTTATNTACNCNAACGNGGTGTGACAAGGGAGATTGATATGGGTGGAGTAGTAAGCGAAATTGGCGATATTGGTCAAGGCATCATTAGTGGCGTTGATGAGGGATTAACTCAACTCGACGACGCAATACCGCAAGAAGCCAAAATCGCAGCAGCTATCTATTTGGCGAGTCAGGGCATACCAGTCGGGGCTGAAGGCGCTGCATTGTCTGGTGCAAATGCAGCAGTCGCTGCTGACAGCGCTTATCTTGCTAGTTCGGCTCTTACTCCATCACAGCTTGCTGCTGCTGCTGCCAGCTCGGTTGAGGCATCTCAACTGGCAGGGCTTGCTGGAAGTGCTTTAGGAAGTTCATTAACTCCTCAAGCCATTGCTTCTGGTGCAAGTGGTGCGCTTGCTGCTGATAACGCTTATCTTGCAAGTCAGGCTCTTACTCCAGCACAGCTTGCGCAAGCTAGTGCCAGTTCTATTGAGGCATCTCAGGTTGGAGGTTTAGCCAATAGCGCTCTTGGTGCTCAAGTTGGTACTGGTACTGGATTGCTTGGTAGCGCGATCAACTTTGCTAAAGAAAACCCATTAACTGCGCTAGGTTTAGGAACAGCAGCAGCCAAGGCTTTGGGCGGTAGCACACCAACATCAAGCACCGCAACAACTAGCATTGACCCAGATGTCAAGGCAGCATATCTACGCAACTTGGAAGAAGCAAGGATGGTTGGAGCTGGTCTAGGCGCTAGACAGTTTGCTCCTTATGCTGAGTACAACCTCGGCATGGTCGAGAAGTACATGAACCCTTACGAGAACCAAGTGGTGCAAAACACATTGGCAGACATTGAGCGTGCTCGCCAAGGTCAAATATCTGCTGAAGGTGCAAGGGCTACGGCAGCAGGAGCCTTTGGCGGTTCACGCCAAGGCGTAACCAGATCATTGGTAGACGAAGCAGCTCTACGCAATGCTGGCAACTTGGCTGCACAACTTCGTCAGGGTGGCTTTGCACAGGCTCAGAACTTAGGTTTAGCACAGCAACAAATGATGCAGCAGTATGAACAGCAAAAGCTCGATGCACAACGCAACTTAGGTTTAGAGCGCTTGAACATAGCGCAAGGCGCGTTGAGCTTGCAACCTGCAAGGATCGGAGAAAGCACCTCAACACCAATCTATCGAAATCAAGCAGCGTCAGGTCTTGGCGGTGCTTTGGGTGGTGCTCAACTCGGATCATTGATAGGTGGCAAGAGCAATCCAGAGTACGCTGGTTATGGTGCTGCTGCTGGCGGTCTGCTTGGATTCTTAGGTTAAGGAATAGATCATGGCAACAATGCAAGACTTTGGCGGTTTACTCTTTGGTGGTGGCGGTACTGGTCTCGAAGACTACTTGAGCGCTGATCAGCAAAGTGGAATTAGAAACCAAGCGTTGCTGCAAGCAGCAGCAGCACTCTTACAGGCTGGTGGTCCAAGCCGTACCCCGATCTCTTTAGGTCAGGCACTTGGCGGTGCTCTGCAAGCAGGTTCTGCTGGGTATCAGCAAGCACAGCAAGGTGCTGTGCAGAGTTTGTTGGTAAGACAAAAACTGGCTGAAGCCAAGCGTCAGGAAGACTTCCGCAGAGCGTTGCAAACGCAACCGCAAATGGGTGGTGGTGGTGAAGTCACAACGATCACACCAGATCAAGCTATATCTATGGAGGGTCTACCCGCTGGTCCTACCGTTGCGCGTGCAGCGTTGATTGGTCAGCAAGTGCAAGCGCCTACGCAAAGAATGTCTCAGCAAGAAATGTTGTATCAAGACGCAATGAATAAATACATTATTTCTAATAGAGAAGGCTATCCAGACATTGCAGCAAAGTATTTGGAGGCTGCGTTAAAGATTAAGCCAAGAGAAGAAGTTACTGGCGATATTTTCAAGAGTGCGTCTGGCGAGTATGTACAGCGTACAAAGAGTGGTCAATTTATTCCTGTGTCTGCGCAGTTTGCTCCAATCGAGAAACCAATGGGTGCTCCAATTAAGGTTACTGATTTTGAAGGCAAGCAAGTTTTAGTCAATCAAATGAGTGATGGAACATTTAAGACCGTTGAAGGATATGGACCAGCAAGAGAACTTATCCAAGTTGATAGGGGTGGCTTAATTACATTCATGGATAAAGACAAAGTTCCAGCAGGTACAAGTCTTGGTAAGACGCTTGCACCTCAAATTGTTGGTGGCGCAGAGGCTGGCGGTTACTTCCAAGTTGGCGGTGGTGGCGGTGTAGGCGGTGCTCCTCGTCCTACTGGCGCACCTTCTACAACTGCACCTACTGGTGGTGCTGGCGCACCCCAAGCAGCGCCTACTGGAGTGCAACCACTTATCCCGATCATCCCGTTACAGGGCAAAGTATTTGGAAATGAGAAAGACTTGCGTAATGAATTCCAAGCGCAAGTTAAACCTTATGTTGAACTAGGTCAGGCATACCAGAAGATTGAAACCGCAGCAAAGAACCCGTCTGCTGCTGGCGACATTGCTTTGGTCTATGGTTTTATGAAGGTGCTCGATCCTGGCTCGGTTGTGCGTGAAGGTGAATTTGCTACTGCTCAAAATGCAGGTGGTATTCCTGACACAGTTCGCAATTTGTACAACAAGGCATTAGATGGTCAGCGTTTGGGAGAGAAGATTCGCTCTGACTTCTTACAGCAAGCTAGAAACCTTGTTGAGTCTCAGCGCGTTATGTCTAACGACTTGATGACAAGATACACCGATGTCGCAAAGAACTACAAACTCGATCCTAATCAGGTTGTTTTCGATCCATTCAAGCGTATACAGACACCAGAGCAGATCATTGGCGATGCAACTAAAACAAATATTCCAACGACTCGACAAGAGTTTTTTGATAGATTTAATTTAAAAAAACCAACTCAGTAGAGGTTATTGATGGCAGATACAAATATTGAGCGCATCCAGCAGAATGTCAAGACCTTGCAAGATCAAGGTCAGTCTACTGATATTGTGCAGTCTTACCTAAAGTCTGAAGGATTTTCTACAACACGCTACGAGCAAGCTATTAAGAGCGCTACAAAGACTGGCGGTGCTCCCATTAAATCAAGCATTGCAGGACCATTC